ACCACTGCACGCCGCTGCGCGACAGGAACAGCTTGTCGGCTAGTTGCTGGGCCGTAAGCAGCTCGACCTGCAGCGCAGCGAGGATGCGCTCTCGCTGGTAGGCACGACGAGGATCAGGATTGTTGGAGAGGCGCGGCACTATGCAGCCTCCTCAAACAGGTCTCGCTGCGGCACAGGGGCATCATTATCCGAAGCTGACGCCATTGCTTTGGTTGCCTCATGCTCGATGCGCGCGCGGGCAATCTCCACATACTCCGGCGTCATGTCGATACCGATGAACTGGAAGCCCTCGCGCATGCAGGCCTTGCCGGTGCTGCCGCTCCCCATGAACAGGTCCAGCACCACGCCGCCGGGCGGCGTTACCAGCCGGACGAGATAGGCCATCAGGTCCGTCGGTTTGACCGTTGGATGAAAATTGTCGTTGCGCGCACTCCAGTCGGCGTCCTCGCACTCGCGCATGTTGATGCTGTTGGCCACGGCCGGCGCGACGCTGCTGGCGCATCCCTCATTGCGATCACCGCGGCTGGCCTTGGCGCAGTAGAAGAAGCGGGCGGCGCTGCCGCTGCTGGATTTGATCTGGACCGAAGTTGCGTTGCCCCCGTACGTGCCGTAACAGACACTGCCCGGGCCATCTTGCGCGGCGCGGCGCGTGCCTGCTTTCATAGCGCCGCTGGTCGTTTCCGGGAACAGCGCCACCACCTCGTCGCTGCCTTCGTGGATCAGGTTGGCGGGCCAGCGGCCGGCCGCTGCGCTGCCGCCGCCGGTGTGCAGATTGGTCGAGCCTTCCTGGTCGGCGCCGCGCGTGCCGCCGTGGCCGCGGTCGCCGGAGTGGTTGCGCGCGTAGGCTGCATCGGTCACCTCGACTCGGCACCCGTCGATGTTGATGGCCCCCGTGCCCCACTTCAGCACGTTGGCAGCGACCGTCAGGCCTTTCTCCAGCGGCTTGCGCGCGACGCAGATCGGCTCGTGCGCGGGCTTCAGGGCGGTGCCCCAGCCCTCCCACTGCTCGGCCTCCGGCGTCGCCGCGCGCGTCACCTGCGGCACGTACTCGCGGCCGTTGTCTTTGATCCAGCTGCCGGTCGCATCCTGGTCGGCGCCCGGGATCATGCGCTTGACGGCCTTGCCCTCGCTGATCACCTCGCGCACGGTGCCGGCCTGCTTGTCGATCGCCTTGCTGATATTCTGCGATTTTGGAAAGCCGCTGCCGTAGACCCACATGATCTGGTCGCGGATCTCGAACCCGGCATCCTCGATGGCCACTGTCATGCGGTGGTAGGTTCGGCTGCCGCTGAATGCCAGCAGGTGGCCGCCCGGCTTAAGCACGCGCAGCGCCTCGCGCCACATGTCGACACTATTGGCGATACCGCTGGCGTCCCAACTTTTCCCCATAAATCCTAACTCGTATGGCGGATCAGTCACGATCGCGTCGACACTGTCGCTGGCCATGCCGCGCATGATCGCAAGGCAGTCACCCAGGTGCAGAACGAACGGTGCCGGTGTTTGCTCGCTCAAATCTCGCATGCCATTAGCCCTTTCTGTTTCAGTATTTCCTGACTCTCGATTCGCGCCGCGTCAAAGCGCGCCTCAACTGGCCCTCGCTGCGCGCCCGCACTGGCATATCCACCATCAAGCCAGGCGTGGCAGTCGGAGCAGCCGTAGCAGCCCTCTTCGTCTCGGGCCTTTAGGCCCATGCCCTTCCCGTCTTCCAGGCGGTTCGAGTGGCACCAGGCCGTCGTCTCGGGGTTGCGATTGCAGATGCCGGGGAAGCGCAGCGTGCATTCCTGGCCGCGCGCAGACTTGCGGATAGGGGTCATCTTCGGGCGGGCCGACTTCATTAGCTTGCGCGGCGGCGCCAGTTTGGCTTCGCGTGCACGCTTCGCGGCCTTGGCCTGAACCGCAGCGACGCGCAACAGGCCGGCGCCGGCGGTTGGCGTCTTGAAGCCGGTACCGCGCGACATCGAAGTCTTGCGCTGCAGGGGCTTGCCCTGCGTGATGGGTGAGCGGCGCATCATGCTACGATTGCCTTTTCGACACGGAGATTAAGATGACGAAGCCATGCCTGAACGAAGATGCATACATTGCCGAGCTGAATCGGCGCCTCGCGAACCACCCCGACTACTCGCCGGGCATGGAGTTTCGCCCATATCCGGAATACGCTCGCGGCAGGGAAATCACTGGCCTTACGACTATCGGGATCGGCTTCCATCACGCCTATCGCGACACCGAAGCCGAAGTGCAAAGTGAATTTGACATCGAGCTGACGCGCGGAGGTGGCTTCCAAACTCAGGTCAAGTGATTTTGGGGTCACGGCTTCACCTGCTTAAACTCGATCACCCACACCCACGGGTTGGCGTCCCAGCTTCCGGTGCCGTTGATGCTTTCCCACAGGTCGCGGTAGGCCCGGATCGACGGCGGCAGAAATTCGCCTGAGCAGTACCCGGCCTTGTGCCGCTCCTCGATCGTCACACCCTCAACGCGCGCATCGGCCTCGCTGATGTCCCGCAACCGCTCGACGCGCACCGAAACGATCTCCAGCAGGATGCGGCTCGCCCAGTGGGGCATTTCCTTGTCGCGCTGCCACGGCGCTTCGATGGCGTTGCCCTCGGCGTCTGTCCAGCCGCCGCCGGGCGTATCGGTGGCGCGGTAGATCACGTCGTAGTTCTCGGGGTCGTCCTGCGGCGAGCCGCCGTCCGGGTCGATCACCGACAGCGCGAATTCTTCGCAGACCCACAGGTGATCACCGGGCCGACCGTAAGGGCAAGGCCTCCAATGGCCCGCTGCCATGCCCTTGCCACTGGGTGCCAGGCCGTTTGGCATCCATTTTCCGGTGCCGCCGGCATCGGAGACGATCTCGCTGATTTCCCACGGCGGCAGGTCCTTTACTACCCGCCGCGTCTGCGTTTTCCTGCCGTCGAGCAGCGCGCGCACCATCGGGGCACTGAACAGGATCGGGCGCTCTTTCATAGTTCGCTCCAAAAACATATTGCTGTGATAGCATTGTTTTTCCAGAAATTAACTTGAGTATTGCTATGTCCACTAAAGACCTCAGCCACTATCAAAAGGATTGCCTTGAGTTCGCTCAGGAAATTACTGACTATCAGATCGCTGCAGCAAAAGAATTGGTTAAGATGCAATTTCATCTCTCCCCGCAAACACAGCAGTACGACCAAGCTGTCGCCGCGATCACGCAGGCAATTGCCACAAATTACTTGGCTGTCATTACCGAAAAGCATCGCTAACAAAAAATTACTCATGCCGCCCTCCCTGCAATTTGATATTCGTGCGCGAAGTTGGCGCGGATGAGGGCTTCGGACAGCGGCGGGCAGACGCTGTTGCCGCACATGCGCACCTGGGCCGACTTCGTGAGCGGGATGCGCGGCAGCGCGCGCGGGTCGCCATCGACCTGTTGGCCGTCGACGAACAGCAGTGCCGGGTCGGGGATTTCGTCGATGACGTAATCGGCCGGGAAGCCCTGCGCGCGGTACAGCTCATGCGGCGCAAGCATGCGCAGGCCGATGTCGACGATCTCGTAGTCTTGGCCCTGGATCGTCACGAGACCGAAGCGGTCTTTGGTCGTGATGGTGTGCAGCGGCTCACCGAGGCGCGGATCCTGATCGGTGCTGTAGTACTTCATCAAGAACGCCCGCACTTCGCCGTGATGCTGGCCGCCGGCACTGATCGTGTGCAGCGGCTCATTGGCGCCGGCCGCGGTGCTCGTGCCGCGCAGCTTCACCAAGTGGCTCGACACCAGGCCGAGAGCGTGCGGCGCGCCAGCCGGATTTTCCTTGGGCCCGGCGGTGATGGTTGGCAACGGCTCGCTCATGTCGCTTCCAGCCGAGCCCGTGCGGAACTTGGTCACGTGCGCGGTCACCAGGCTGTGGTGATCGGTGCTGGTGACGGTGCCGATCGGGTCATCGAGGTCGGAGCCAACGACGCCCGTGTAATGCTTCGCCAGGAATGCGACTGCAGCCGCGGTATCGCCCTTCGCCGTAATCGTCGCCGTTGGCTCGTCCACTCCACGCGGACGGCTGTCGCCAGCGCGCCCGCCGACACCTACAAGCGCGGCGGAAACCATACTGAAGTGGCCGCCTTTAACTTGCGCGCAGATAGTGCGCAGCGGTTCGTCGGCCGGCATCACGCGTTGGTTGCTCGCGTTCGCGTGCTCATTCAGAAAGGCCGTCACCAGCGCGTGCCGATTTTCGGTCGTGATCGTTTTGATCGGCTCGCCCGGCGCCTTGCCGCGTGCATCCGATGGGCGCTTGTCGCTGTAGTACGGCGACAGATATGCGCTGGCCAGCGCTTTCTCGCCGCGCTGCGCACCGGTGATCGTGCGGAATGGCTCGTGCACGGATTCGCTCCGGATGCTGCCCTGGTGCGTAACGGGGACGATGCTCGGCACGACCACGGCGCGATGATTCTCGGTCGTCAGCGTGCCGATGGGTTGATTCGTCGGGACCGGCTTGCCAGCGTAGATCGGGCCGCCCTGACCGACGATAAACGGATCCGCTGCGTCGACAACGTAGCGCATGATGCCCTTGGCGATCCGGCGCAGCGTGGCATCGGCGAGTGGGCGCTTGCGGCCGAAGATGCTCGGGCAAGGCAGCGACCAGTCGATGCATTCCGCCGCGGTGCGATGCGGCAGCAGCTTGCGAGCACGCACGGCCGGGTGGCTCGGCGCCGCGTGCGTTTGCTCAGGCCACACGATGGGCAGGCCGTCGCGGCGCGCCACCAGGAAGAAGCGCTTGCGGATCGTCGGCGTGGCGTGATCGCTTGCGCGCAGCTCGCGGTGATCGACCTTGTAGCCTTGGCCCTCCAGCTGGCGCACGAAGCTATCGAACGTCTTGCCGCGCTTCGCCGGATCCGGCTTCCAGTGGCCATGCTCGTCTTGCATGAGCGGCCCCCACGTTTTGAACTCCTCCACGTTTTCGAGCATGATTACCCGCGGCTTGCACTTCGCCGCCCAGCGCAGCGTCACCCACGCAAGACCACGAATCCTCTTCTCGACCGGCTTGCCGCCCTTGGCCTTGCTGAAATGCTTGCAGTCGGGCGACAGCCACACCAGGCCGACCGGCTGATTGCCGGTGACTTCGATGGGGTCGATGTCCCACACGCTTTCGCACAGGTGCTTCGTGTACGGGTGGTTCAGCGCGTGCATAGCCAGAGCCTCGGGATCGTGGTTGATCGCGATGTCGACCGGACGGCCGAATGCAGCCTCAAGGCCGGTGCTGGTGCCGCCACCGCCGGCGAAGTTGTCAATGATCAGTTCGTTGCCCAGGTCCAGTGCCATCGTCATGAGGTCGCGCTTCATGCGTGCGCTCCCATGTTCTGCGGCTCGCCGAAGGGGCGCGGCCACGCGGCCGTTTCGTCGTACGGCAGCCAGGTCAAGACCGGCACGCCATCGCGCACCACGACGGCACCGTGCTTGTCGACCTTCTCGCCGCGGCACATCAGGCGCGTCAGCTTCACTTCGCCAGGCGCTGCGGCGATCCAGTCGCGGCAGAACTGCGGTGCGTCGAACTCGGGCGAGATCCGCACCTGGCGCTCCGTCACTTCAAACAGGCGATCGATCTCAATCATGACCCGCCC